CTGTAATTGTAAGACCACCAGCGGTAATCTGGTCACCCTGAGATATAAGTCCTGCCGCATCTGCGAGACTCGCAAACGAACGTAGACCAACACTATCTGTCAGTTCATTCAGAACCAGAAGACTTGTTGTTCCACCGTCCGACTCTGCACCGGTAAGACGCAGTCCACCAATAGTAATTGCTAAAGATGTAGAGTCACCCTTGGTTACTACTGCATGTAGAGTATCTGCGCCGCCGCTATCACCTATCAGTTCTCGTAGACTAATGAGTCCTACCGAGTCATTGATGCCGGGATTACGGAGTGCAAGGAGCATCCTCTCACTACCACCCTTCGCAGAATCTAATTCGTTTCCTCTAAAGATTATACCGTTGAGGAGAGGTTGTGAGGTGAAACTACGAGTACCGGAAACAGTCGATGAAAAGACCGCACCATCAGCAATAGGCAGACCCGCATTGGGTTCTGCTTGAGAGATGTCAAGAAACGTATACCGATCTGAATCTAGTTTGTCTAGATCTCTTGCCCGTATCTTTCCGCTGAGTTGATTGAGTCTTTTAATCGCCATTTACTTTATCCGTTTAGGGACTCCAGATAAGAGAACGTGAACTTTGTATTTCCCGCCGCGGTGCTGTTATTGAAACAACGGATCTTATTACCCTGTTGCACAATTAGTTTACCCGTGATCAGCCCTGCTGCATCATTGGGTTGCACTTCGAAGTTCTTTACAAGTTCCGTCTTCACATCTGAGGTTGTGTCGTGATGTTGTAGAGTGACTTTATTAATGTCTGTCTCAGAGATGTTCGCAACCTGAGCCATTAGAACGATTGCAGTAATGCCGTTCGGACAAGTATAAACAACGTCTGAGTCTCCAGTTAATCCACCACCAACGTCTGCTAGGAGTGCGGTAGATGTTTTGAAAGTATTTAATGGAATTGCCATTGTTTATTAACCCTCTAGAGCCAGTATGTAAGGTGTTAGGATAGCAAACAGGGATCGTTCGAAGGTCTCACCTTCAATACGTCCTGCTGCCCTGTTAATTGTTAAGTCTGCACCAATACGGAAGTCACCCAACTGATCCGTACTTGTGAATACCACAAGACCTTCTTGGGTTGCAGAATCGAATACTACCTCACGTTGTCGACTTGGTATACCACCATTCTGAGGTATTGCAGTGAACGTGTTAGTACCTGCACCCACATACTCAAAGGTATGAGATGAAGTAGTAATTTGAGAACGTTGATGAAAGTTTACATTCTGTGCACCCAGATACAAATCATTGTTTAGAGGTGGTTGGAAAGTAACATCATATACGCCAGGAGATACCGAATCAACAGAAGTGACAGTATAGAAAAAGTCTTCACTGTCTAGTATCATCGCATCATTGTAGTTAGGTTTCTTGTAGTCACCAAGATCTGTCAAGTAACTATAGGAATCCAAACTTAGAATATTGTTAACACGAACCGTGTCCGTGAAGATTGGGTAACTAGAATCCAGTTGACCTCTGTATAGAGATGGACTAGAACCCTCTGCAACCAAACCAAAGTCACCAAACGATGCATTGGAGTTAGCGATCGAACATTGACCGCCAGACTTCGCTGAGATCGATGTGGCGGTCGATATCGTAAACATGGATACCAACTGTGCATAACCACGATTCAATAACTGAACACCGAAACCTGCAGCGTTGTACTGTGTAAATGCATCCGATACCATAGACTTCAGACCAGATGCCTTAGATCCATCGATACGCATACCCACACCATCGGTGGTAATAGACGTACAGTTCTGTACATAAGGTGACTGAATAATGAATGGCCCTGCGCCCGGAGAGTCAACACTAGGATCGAACGACACACAAGCAGCAAGACTTTGGTGATCTCGGAAGGTCACGTCTTTAATGAATGTACCGTTGTCCATATAGAACAGATCCGAGTCAACACTTTGAGGACGAATTGTAACTGTTCGTAGGTTATCTCCCACGATCGAAGTTTTGGGTGGCAACTTCAATGGATTGTTGATTGCGTAATCACCAGACTTCAAGAAGATCGTAGTGTCACCAGTTGTTTTTGCACGTGCTACTGACTGTGTGATAGCTAGTTGTTCAATTAGTTTGGTCGCACTTATTGCACTACGTAAAGCAGAACTGACACCACGAGAGGTGTAATTAGGTTCGTTCTTTGCCGCAAGACCAGACAAACTGTTTGCATTGATCGCAGAAGTAAAGATAGGAACTAGATCATTCTTGATTCGGTTTCCTTCGACAGTAGTCGCAAACTGTCCACCGTTACCACCACCAACAGAACCTGACGCAAGTGCACCAGATAGTGCATTACGAACTAGTCCGTCCATGATGTTTGCGAGGTGAGTATAAGACGCAACTGACTGTGCTTGTTGAGTTGCAGGTAGTTGAGATACTCCATCTACGAAGTATGACTGTGTGATGATATGNGTACCATGATCACCACCGTACATTAAGTCAAAACATAATGCATCAACAATAAATCCTACATCTCTTCTACACTTGGTTTCGTTATATGATAAAGAAGGGTAGTTCGCAGTTATATACGCAACTACCTCGTCTTTAAGGTATGCGCGATTGAGACGTAGTATGACTACCGCATCATTCGCGTCTGGTGTTGGAAGGACTGGGGGTTCAGGGTAGACAAGAGTGTCTGCCGCTGTCTCAGTACTTGTCGCACCATTCACCAAAATATCAACAACCTCTGACCAGTGACGATTGTTTCTTTGAAGTGCACCGTCTACTCCCGCTGAAGATTTTACTTCGGGGACAGATGCTACTGCACCTTTTGCCTCATTGAAACCACTACGGGTCGCAACGAGTTGTTGTGCTTGTACTACACCTGCGGATGCACGTTGATACGACAATCCAGATGTGACTGCATTATAGTTTGTACCAAATGCAATATCATGGTATAGTCCATCAAAAATAAGACCAAAGTCTCTTCGACATTTGNCCTCATTAAAGGTAAATGATTCTTGTACCGTAAGGTATTCTACCGCTGAGTCTAACGTTGAAAATGCATCCTGTAGAGAAGTACCAAGGTTACCCTTGATACCTGACTTGGACACATAGAATACGTTATCGACTTTGTCGTCACCGACTTGTATGATATCGACTGACCCATTAACATCCCTCTTGATGAACATTTTGCCATCATGGGTGTTGATCGCAATTTCACCCAGTTGGATGTCTGCGATGCCGGGTCGTCTACCTTCGACGCCTGTTCTTTTCTGTAGTTGTCTAGTATTTGCCATAGTATCTATTTATTAGAACACTCCACCATCGTTTGTGATTACGGATATTGCACCAACAGAATCGACCAAAAACTGATCAGAATCCAATTTAACAATACCAGCGTTAATAAATGTTGCGAACTCGGCAAGCACAACCACTCTACCCAAAGAGTCAAGGGTGATGTCAATACCTTCTCCTCCCTGCAATACCTGAACTAGGTTAGCAGCGAGATCTTGTTGATTAATACTAGCAACATTAAGAATACCGATGGTCGCGGAGTCCGCTGCCAAGAACTTGGTATCTGTAGTTCCACCTACGGTTAAGTCACTGTCTATGTTGAGTTCGTTGATTGCCTTTGCAGAATCAACAATGAGGGCGGTATTTGGTGTATTGATACCGTGGACGTGTGTAAGAAGATCAGTGAAGTACTTACCACCAATAACATCAATTCGAGATGCGAGTTCGGTCTGATCAGATCCTACACCAAAGTATAATCGATCACCACCATTACCCCCACCACCTGTAGATGGATCGGATAGGTATGAGTATGCAAGTTCGCCACCACGAAGACCTGTGGGTAGACCCGAATCACCGGATCTCCTTATTAGAATGTAACCACGATCAGAATCTCTGTTGAAAACCTTACCGTCTATCTGGTTAACACTGGACTGAGAGTTTCTTAATATCCCATCACTATCCGCAATGAGAATATCACCTTTTAGAATGTTGCTGGTTGTTATACCTACAACATCATTCAGGTTGACCGAGTTAGATACAAGGACGTTTTTAGTAGGAGTACCGACAACGATCTTTAAGACCTGTGCGTCATCTCCTACTACGACCTTATAATTTGATGATTTTCTTTGATCTGACATCTGTTATTCCTATGTAACTGCTGGATTAACAGAGATCAATCCCTGCAAGACTCGTTGAATAGTAGTACCGTCACTATCCGTTTGTGCAATTTCTACATCAAATACATAACGTTTTCTGTGGTTCAGTGCATCGGTCTGTGCATTTGTGAGAGACAGATTTACGATGCCGTCAGATGCGGGTGACGCAACTAACGCAGTGAAAGAAACTTTATCCGAGTCACTTACGTCATGACTAGTCGCAAGTTTACCTGCTGCTGAATAACCAGTCAGGTCTTTCTTCGAACCGTTTTTATTGACGAGATACAGGTCGATGGCGACATCAGTGCCTTGATCGATCGTAAGATCTTCGTAGTAAGCCATATAGAACTTCCAAGTATAAAGTGGTTTGTATATGGTTTATTTATACGTTTCAATCTTCACGGATGTCTTCAATAACCCATTCTTGTATGCCGGAAGACATTTCTGAACGATCCATGATAAACGCAATAGTCATCCTTAAACCACTACCACCATTTCTTGCAGTGTGATATACTACTTTATCGAAACCGTCTGAGTAAGAACCAAAATATCCTGCCTTACATTGCCACCCCTTTACGTCTGGTATTGTCACCATTTCTTTCTTGACAGGATCGTAATGTTTCCACCAACCATCTCCTGTCTCTGAGTAGGTAAAGATAAAGTTATATGCAGACGCATTCGCATTGTTGTGCCATGAGATATATCCGTTGGGTGGATATATACTGAACAATGCGTTCTTCTTGAGGTTTAGTTGAGTCTGAATCTTTTCATAAAAGTTGTTGATTTTAACACCAACTTCCTCTGCAACTTCCTGTGCATTAGGAACAAAGTTCATGCCATTGTGACCAAAAGAGTGTGAGACAATCGCTTCCGGAAACCCGCCATGACTTGTTCCGTCTAGACGTACCTTATCAAAATATTCTCTACCAGTAAAGTAGTCAGCATCCTGTGCGGAAGTTTGACTTTTACAACTGGCGTCGACCGACTTATAGTTGTCATCCTTCAAGAACCATAGGGTCTCATTAAGGATGTCCTTCGCAAAGTCATTGAGGGGTATGTCCTTCATTATCATCGATACACTTCCTGTTTAGCGGTTGCGCTTGAGTAATGTCGAATCACAACGGGTTCTTTATTATGGTTCAACTCTGCTTTATATTTAGAGTAGTAGTTCCAACGTGCATCGTCTTCCATGATGCCTACACTCAAATCATTACAGAATCTTTCGTCTTTATTGACCAACCACCAAAGAGAGAATTGATCCCAACGTTTAAATGATGCGGGATAGTTTTCTAGATCTTCAGTGCCGTCTGCTTTCTTTGGCCACCATTTACCCGCATACTGTAATACGGTTAGGTCAAACCATGCTTGCATAAACTCGCGTACAAGAGGTTTCCTCATATCATACAGACAGACTCCACCACACAAATCGAATCCTGCTTTCTCTCCATTGGGTTTAGTTGCGCCCGGAAAGAATACTTCTGCATAACAATAGTGACGAGACTTCGGGAGTCCTGTGAACAATACATCATGTCCATTGAACAGATCAAACACCTTTGCGATATCTTCGTGTTCACACTCAGTGTCTGCGTCAATATAGAATGTCAGGTCATAGGGTGACTGTGCCATTCCTCGAATCTTTGCACGTTTATGATTATCACATAGGATAATGTCATCTGCAATAGATCTACCATAGTCATCAAGAAGATGTTCTTCGGTGACAAGACAAAACTTTGCGTCCGGATAGAAGTCTCTTACAGACTCTATAAGGTTACATGCAGAGTTATAGAAAAACTTAGTCCTTGATGCTACTACTAAATATCCTTTACTCGGTTCCGTCATGACCAAATGCTCCCACTTCTAAACCAATTATCAATGCTGCATATGCATTCATTTCAACTTCATTCTGAGAACGTCTGAGTTTGGTTCGGAGCGGTTTGTTTTTACTATCACGAATCTCTGGGATCTCAAACGCTTGAAGTTTCATGTGGAATAACTTCTCCAACATTGCAGTCTTCTTCGCATTCTCTTGTTTGATCTTCCTAGTTTTAACTTCCATGTCTTTGCGTTTACGTCTTTCGTCCGTATTCGCATCAATCTTTTCTTGTCCTATAAGGGACACCACTTCTTTGTATTGTGGACAAAGTGAACGGTCTTGCAAAGTTCGAGAAAAAGTAGAGACTTCTTTTCGTCTTCCACCACCATCTAACTTGTGCATCCTTATGCATTTGACGACAGACCGATCATCGATACCGTCCTCCCAATATGCATTATCTTGTATTTCATATTCCATCTTAATCTACCCTCACGTATAAAGTATATGTTTCAATAACAGCAGGTGAACCAAGTAGTTCTCCTCCCGCACCATAAGTTGACTCACCTATATATGTCCCTGCGTAATTTTCTTCTGAAGATTCACCTTCAAACGCATTTACAAACTCACCTGCGAACGCACCTGCTTGGAAGGTTGAACTATACTCTCCAGAGAATCCTGCTACTTCATCCCCAGAGTACTCACCAACATAGATCTGTGTATACGAGACTCCGAGGAACTCTTCTTCCACAGGGCCTTCATATTGATCATAGGTGTTTGAGAAGTCAGATTCATATCCACCTTCAAACTCACCTTCCAAGAAATTGGACACATATGCAAGTGTAAATGCGCTCCCTTCGTAACTTGCAGAATACTGACCATCGTAGTTCGTGGAGAAGTCTGGTACATAGTCACCACTGTAATCCCCCGTGAAATCCTGTTCATATACTGATTGATAATCAGATCCATAGTCAGTGTTATAATCACCCGAATAATCACCAGAGTAATCTCCGGTAAAGTTACCTTCATAATCCGAAGAGTATTCAGTTGCATAGGGAGAGATAAAGTCTCCGGTATATGCAGAACCGTAATCACCCTCAAATGTAGAGGTGTATTCAGTATTAAAGTTACCTGTGTATATATCTTCGTAGTTAGACTCGTATACTGTCTCGTAGTTTGTGGTATAGAGTTCTTCTACTTCACCAGTATAATCACCAGTGTATGGTTCGATATCAATACGTCCATACTCACCGGTATAGTCTTCTAAGACATTGCGATCATACTCACCAGTGAAGATCTCTTGAATTATTGCCTGATATTCGCCAGTGTAGTTTTCAATGACACCACCAGAGTAATCTCCAGTATAAGTGTCAGGGTCTTCACGAGTATATTCTCCACTATAGTCTTCTGGGATATCACCTTCATAATCTCCCGTATAGTTTTCTGCAATCTCACCAGTATAATCTCCGGTGTAGTTCTCAAGAATTACTCGACCATAGTCACCAATATATATCTCTTCGGCTTCACCTGTATAATCACCTGTGTAAGTTACTGGAGTTTCGCGACCATATTCACCGGTGTAAGTTTCTGGAACTTCTCCTTGATAATCACCAATGTACAATTCAGCGATCTCACTACCATAGTCACCAGTGTATGTTTCCAAAACAACACGATCATAATTACCTTCATAATTCTCTTCTATTTCACCAGTATAATCTCCGGTGTATGTTTCAGAAACATCTCCAGTAAAGTCTCCAGTGTATGTTTCTAACTCAACACCTGCATATTCACCTGCATATGCTTCTGCAACTTCGCCAGTATAGTCTCCGATGTAGTTCTCAATCTGAGTCCGAATGTAATCTCCGGTGTACGTTTCTAACGCACCACCTTCATAGTCACCCGTGTATTGACTTATATCTGTTCTTTCATAATTACCGGTATATGAATCTTCTTGATCTCTCTCGTAACCACCTGTGTACTCTTCAACAGATTCTCTTTCATAGTCACCGGTAAAGGTGGTTTCAGTGATACGACCATATTCACCAGTGTACTCAGTGGGATCTGAACGTTCATAGTTGCCTTCATACAAGTCTGTTTGAGTACGTTCATAGTTACCGGTATAGACATCTGGGTCTGCACGTTCATAATCACCTGTGTAATTCTCTTCAACTGCACGGCCATATTCACCAGTATAGGTATCTGGATCTTCGCGAGTGTAATCTCCAGAGAACTCATCGGTTTGATCTCTTTCGTAATCACCGGTGTATGTAACTAGATCATCACGTACATAGTTTCCAACATAGTTTTCGGGATCAATACGACCATAGTCACCAGTGTACGAATCTGTCTGAACACGTTCATAGTCTCCAGTGAACCCATCCGTTTGAACACGTTCATAGTCTCCAGTGAACGAAGTCGACTCAACACGAATATAGTTACCAGTGTAGTCCTCTACAATGACACCTTCATAATCACCGGTGTATGTTTCGATAACATCACCAGCATAATCACCAGAATAGTCCTCTAAAGGTTCACCGGTATAGTCTCCAGTATAATTCTCGGAAACACCACCAGAGTAATCCCCAGTGTAGTTCTCTGTGGGTACACCAGTGTAATCACCAGAATAGTTCTCTAGAGGTTCGCCTGTATAGTCTCCAGTGTATGGTTCTGCGGGTATACCAGTGTAATCACCGGTGTAGTTCTCCGCAGCACCACCTTGATAATCACCAGTGTATTGTTCTACTTGAGTTCTTTCGTAGTTACCGGTGTAGGTGTCAACTTGAGTTCTCTCGTAGTTACCTGCGTACGGTTCAACGATAACACCAGTATAATCACCAGTGTAAGTTTCTAGTTGGATACGACCATAGTCACCAGAGTAAGTCTCTTGTATATCACCTTGATAATCACCGGTATATGTTTCAACTTGAGTTCTTTCGTAGTTACCTGTATAGTTCTCAACAACCACACCAGTATAGTTACCTGTGTAAGTCTCAAGATCAATACGTCCATAATCTCCAGTGTAGTCCTCTAAAGCATCACCTTGGTAATCTCCAGAGAAGACAACTGTTTGATTCCTCTCATAGTTACCCGTGTAATCAGACAGGTAAGTGGTAACATAACTACCTACGTAAGAACCCGCATAAGATGCTTCATAGTCACCGGTAAACGCATCTGTTTGAGTACGTTCGTAATTACCGGAGTAAGTCTCACCCGCAACACGAGCATAGTCTCCAGTGAAGTTGTCTGTTTGATCCCTCTCGTAATCTCCCGTGTATGTGTCTGTTTGAACACGGGTATAGTTACCGGAATAGTTATCAGTTTGAATACGTACATAGTTACCAGTGTAAGTATCGATTTGTTCTCTTTCGTAGTTACCGGTGTAGGTTTCTACCTGAGTTCTTTCGTAGTCACCCGAGAAGGTTTCTCCGGAGTCACGTGTATAACTACCGGTAAAGGTTTCAGTATTATCGCGAGTATAGTTACCGGTATAAACATTGGTCTGGTCACGTTCATAGTTACCAACGTAATTTTCTGATGCAATACGAGTATAGTTACCAGTATACTGCTGCCCGTCAACACGAGTATAGTTACCAGTGTAGTTCTCGCCAGGCGCACCAGTGTAATCACCAGAGTAATTTTCTATTGGAGCACCAGTATATTCACCAGTATAGTTCTCGGCAGGAGAACCAGTATAATCACCGGTGTACGTTTCTAGTGCGTCCGCAGTGTAGTTACCAGTATAATTCTCTGCTTGTGTACGTGCATATGAACCTACATAGTTCTCTGCTTGAATACGTGTGTAGTTACCCACATAATTCTGTGCTTGAGTACGTGTGTAGTTACCCACATAGTTTTCAACTTGTGTCCTTTCGTAGTCACCAGTGAAGGCTTGTTCTTGGGTTCGTTCGTAGTTACCAGTATAAGCCTCTGATTGAATACGAGTATAGTTACCAGTATAGGTTTGAATCTGATTTCGTACATAACTACCGGTATAAGCTTCTTGAACGTCACCCGCATAATCACCAGAATAAGCGTCCGCCTGACTACGTTCGTAACCACCAGTATAAGTTTCTTGAACTGCACCTTGGTAGTCACCAGCAAACTGAACACTAACAGTACCGGCATAATTACCAACGTACGCCTCATCTACTGCACCAGTGTAATCACCAGTAAAGTTTTCTGCAACCACACCTTGATATGTTCCGGTATAGGGTTGTATTTGTGTACGTGCATATGAACCCACATAGTTCTCAGCAGGGGCACCAGTATAGTTACCAATATAGGTTTCTATTTGTTCTCTTGTGTAGTTACCAGTATATGTTTCTTGTGAAGCACGTACGTAATTACCTGAGTATGTGTCACCCTGAGTTCTTTCGTAGTTACCAGTGAAGGATTCTTCTTGAGTACGTTCGTAGTTACCCGAGTAGGTCTCTTGTGAATCACGGGTGTAGTTACCAGTATAGGTTTCACCTACAACACCAACATATGAACCCGTATAACCCTGTTGAGCAGCACGTTCATAACCACCAGTATAAGGTTCGGCAGGAGAACCAGCATAATCACCGGTGAAACTGGTTACTTGGTCACGTGCATAGTTACCGGTATAAGTTTCTTGAACATCACCACCATAGGTACCGGTATATGGGTCGGCTTGGTCTCTCGTGTAATTACCAACATAGTTTTCTATTTGTGTACGTGCATATGATCCAACATAGTTTTCTGCGGGAGCACCTGCATAGTTACCAGCATAAGTGTCGATCTGAGTACGATCATATGACCCAACATAGTTCTCAGCAGGAGCACCAGTATAGTTACCAGTATATGGTTGTAATTGTACACGTGCATAGTTGCCGGTGTAGGTTTCTTGAGCAGAACGTGAGTAACTACCAGTGTAAGACTGTTGTGCATCACGAACATAACTACCAACATAATTCTGTACTTGGTCACGTGCATATGAACCCACATAGTTCTCAGCAGGAGCACCAGTGTAGTTACCAGTGTAGTTCTCGCCAGGATTACCAGCGTAATCACCTGTGTATGTTTCAAGAGGAACACCAGCATAGTTACCGGTATATGCTTGACTTTGGGTGCGAGAGTAACTACCAACATAATTCTCTGCTTGATTACGTGCATAGTTACCAGTGTACGTTTCTTGAACATCACCAGCATATGAACCAACATAGTTTTCAACTTGTGTACGTGCATAGTTACCAGTGTACGTTTCTTGAACATCACCACCGTAGGTACCGGTGTATGCAGCAGCTTGATCACGAGCGTAATTACCAGTATAGGTTTCACTTACAGTACCCGCATAGTTACCGCCGTATGCAGCGGCGTCATCACGAACATAGTCACCGATGAAGGGCTCTTCACTGACACGTGCGTAATCACCTATGAAACTGCCTGCATAGGTACCAGCATAAATACCTACGTAACTTGCGCCGGCACTGTTGTAAGTTGTCTCAGTGCCTGAAACGAAATTGGCAAGGTAAGTACCACCTCCACCAGTGTAAGAAGAACCAAAACTAGCATTATTCGCAGTTATCCAATAAGAAACAAAACCACCAGCGAAACCCACAAAACTACCACGAGTGAATTGTTGTCCACTAATCGTCACGGTTGTAGTCGAGAAACTACCAGTTGCAGTACCCCAAAGACCATTTGGCCAATAGATGAAGATATTGTTAGGCCCACCCGCAGCATATACTTTCCACTCTTTCTGAAATGACACAGATGAGGGGCCATCGTTTCCAAGATAGTTAGGGCCATTGTATGGCAATGCACTACCGACAAAGTTTCCGGTATATGTGATAGCTGGGCCAACGTAAAAGTTTGAACCGCCACCACCACCAATATAACTACCGGTATAGTTTACATTACTTGAACCAATGTATAACTCTGGTTCACCTGGCCCTCCGGGCAGATCCCCTTCAAACATGCCGGTAGTGATCCCTTGATAAGTGCCTTGATAGGTAGTACCACCACTACCACCACTTTCGTATCCGCCAGCACCCACAAAACCACCTGCGGGGGTGCTATTTCCGACAGCAAGGTACCCACCGACATAACTACCGGTATATGCTTCACCACTTACCCCGCCATAACTACCGGTATATGCTTCACCTGAAACACCAGTATAGTTACCCGTAAATGGTGTTACTTGCGTACGTGCATATCCACCTACATAGTTCTCAGCAGGAGCACCAGTGTAGTTACCGGTATATGCTTGACCCTGTGCACGAGTATAAGAACCTACATAGTTCTCGCCAGGATTACCTGCATAGTTACCACTATAGGTTTCTTGGGCAGAACGTGAGTAACTACCAACGTAGTTCTCGGCAGGAGAACCTGCATAGTTACCTGTATAGGTCTCTTGAACTGCACCAGCATATCCTCCGGTATATGGTTGTAATGCATCACGTGCATAGTCACCGGTATATGGTTGTAATTGTACACGTGCATAGTTGCCCGTATAGACATTGGTCTGATCGCGTTGATAATTACCGGTGTATGTTTCTTGAACTCCACCAGCATAGTTACCACTGTACGTTTCTTGAACCGCACCTTGATACGTTCCAGTATAAGTTTCTTGAACTGCACCACCATATGAACCAACATAGTTCTCGCCAGGATTACCTGCGTAATCACCAGAATAGACATTGGTCTGATCGCGTTGATAATTACCGGTGTATGTTTCTTGAACTGCACCAGCATAGTCACCCGTAAATGGTGTTACTTGCGTACGTGCATAGTTACCTGTATAGGTCTCTTGAACTCCACCAGCATAATCACCTGAATAAGGTTCTGCGGGTGCACCAGTATAGTTGCCTGTATATGCTTGGCCCTGTGCACGAGTATAAGAACCTACATAGTTCTCTGCGGGTGCACCAGTGTAGTTACCGGTATATGTTTCTAATTGAGTACGTGCATAGTTACCAACATAGTTTTCACCTACAACACCAACATATGATCCAGTATAACCCTGTTGAGCAGCACGTTCATAACCACCAGTATAGTTTTCTGCAATTACACCTTGATATGTTCCGACATAGTTCTCGGAAGGAGCACCAGTATAAGGGCCAGTATAGACCTGTAAAACTTGACCAGTGTAATCACCGGTATAAGGTTGGATGATTACACCTTCATACGTACCGGTATAGTTTTCTGCGGGTGCACCAGTATAGTTACCCGCAAAGGTTGTGGTCTGATCACGTGAATAGTTACCAGTGTAGGTCTCTTGAACTCCACCAGCATAATCGCCTGAATAAGTCTCTTGGGCATCACGTGTGTAGTTACCCGTGAATTGGTTTGTAATGTAAACATTGTCTTCAAGATCGGACTGCCAACCCAATACGGTTTCTTCGTCATCACTCTGATCGTTAACAACAAGTAAGAAGTTGGTTGTACCTTCAAACTTCCACAAAGTATTTGAGTTAAAGTTCGTGGTGTTACCTGCGACAGTACTACCAGTCGTGTTGAATCCGTTGTCACCAGTACGCAAGGTGTAAGAAGGACTGTCCGCAGAACCGGAATTGAAGTGCGTCACGTGTTCTGTCCAAGCAGAACCATTCCAACTTGAAATCCTAACATAACCAGTAGATGGCATTACAATCACATAATCACGAAGTGCTTGACCCCATGAGTATGTGTTAGATAAGTATCTTTCTGGTAAACCCCAACAGTTATTACCACCAGCCCCATCACCAATCTCAGTGTGTGACATACGAGAAGAGTTGTGATACGAACGCTGATTACCGTTGACTACTCCACTCGCATTAGTATTTGATCTACCACCAGCAGTGTACGCACGGCGATGATAAATCCTTTCACCTACATTAGAAGTAGGTGGTACCATCGATAAATCAATTGCACTCGTACCCTCAGAGGTAGCAATAATAGGTCTGTTTGAGTGAAAGTTAAAGAATCCGGTCGTACTACTCATTGTGTGTGAAGTAACAGTGTTAGTACCGCCAGGCAATTCAACTACACTATCCCAAGTACCATAACTAATCATGTCCGCTACAGAGGGACAACTAGGATTAGTAGTGTCGTCAATACGAGGTTCCCAGAACTGTTGATTAGTAGTGGTATCCGTTGAGTAGTACAAGAAAGCACGGTGGTGCGTTTTCGCAGTTCCTGTTGGCCATACGTAATCTTGTTCAATGGTATCAACTTTTGTACCAGACGTGTTGTAGATACCAGATTCAGTATCTACCGCACCGGTGCCAGATCCTTCTGGCCAAACGTGACCAACAACAAGGTACCACTCAGTTGAAGATCCACCCCAAGTTTCGTTGTAGTTAGCGTTGACTTCAAAGTACGGGTTTGTGGTTGTAGATCCAGCCCCTCTTCGTGGCATGGCAAGGTTACTACCACCACTATTGTATGCATGGGTACCCATGTAAAAGTGACCGTTACCCTTTACTTTACGTCTTATCCATGTAGAGAAACGATACTTTTTAGTTGGATCAACTAGTACTTGAGAACTGTTCCAACCACCGTCAGCGCCAGACGATGCATCTTGGTTAGACACGTCCCAGACAATATCCTGACCTTTCGGAGAGTCATCAATGATACGACTGTTACCGTCACCGTTCTGACCATAAGCAGGTAGACTGTCCGCACCGAGTGAATGCCACTTCGCAAACTGCATTAATAGGTTTGATTGGTCATCATATCCACGACCATTCGCATTGCCAGGATTGAAGATCTTTACACGAGCTTCATGTTTAGAATAGAAGTTGAGAGTGCCTGGGTTATTTCTATTCATATAACCCTGAAAGTCTTCACCCTCTAGTGATTCGGGTACAACTGCTTGACCGTAATTCTGAACAAATAGATGAATAGGTTTAGATGTATCGGTTGAAACAATCCTGTCACCTTGGTTGGCAGTAAAGGTTCCGTTAGCTGGGCCACTGGTTGTGCTAAGTACAGTCGTTGAAGAACCACCAACGGATACTTTGTAAATCTCTGTCCCTGTGTATATTGCAGAATAGGTGACAGTACTCGAACCTGACTTCAATACAAGCCAAGATGAACTACCGTGGTGTCTTATTGACTCCCTGTTGGCATCAATGTTCCCAACATATGATCCACCTGATTGGATGTATGCTGCACCCCCAACACGAGTGTACGAGGAAACATATTCTTCTAACTCATCGCGAGCGAAGTCTCCAGTATATGGTTGGTGAGCTGTACGTGAGTAAGATCCTGTATAACTTTCGGATACCACACCTGCATAGTCACCCGTAAATGGTGTTATTTGCGTCCGAGTGTAACTACCTGTGTACGCTTCTCCTACGGCACCGGTGTAATCACCTGAGTAATTTTCAGTAACTTGACCTTCATAATTGCCACTGTAGGGTTCTAATACCTGTCCAGTATAAGGGCCAGTATAACTCTCTGTGGGTACACCGGTATAATCTCCAGAATATGGTTCTGCTGCACCACCAGTGTAGTCACCGGTATAGGTTTCTGCTGCACCACCTTCATAGTTACCAGTATAGGTTTCTTGAACGGCACCAGCATAGTTACCAGTATAAGTTTCACTCGCATCACGAGTATAGTTACCGGTATAATTATCAGTCTGAACACGTGTGTAATTACCGGTGTAGATGTCTGCTTGAATACGTGTATAGTTACCACTATACGTTTCTACTTGAGTACGTTGATAGTTACCAGTGTATGGTTCTAACGCACCACCTTCATAGTCGCCGGTATAGGTTTCTAGAACTGCACCTGTATATTCACCGGTATAGTTTTCTGCGGGTGCACCAGTATAGTTACCGGTGTAATTCTCTGCGGGGGATCCGGTATAGTTACCTGTGTAGTTTTCTCCAACAACACCTTGATATCCACCCGTATAAGGTTCAACAGGAACACCAGTATAGTTACCGGAGTAATTCTCGCCAGGCGCACCAACATAGTTTCCTGTGAAAGGAGTAGCAGGGGCACCTTCATAGTCCCCTGTATAAACTTCAATAATATCACCAGTGTAATCACCGGTATAAGGTTCGGTAGGAACACCGGTATAGTTACCAGTATAAGTTTCTAGAGTAGTACCAGCATATTGACCCTGATAGTTCTCGGAAGGAGCACCAGTATAATCACCAGTATATTCTTCTATTGCAACACCCGTGTAGTTACCTGCGTAGGTACCCGCATAATTCTTGTTATAGTTACCAGTATAGGTCTGTAAAACCTCACCTATGTAATCACCGGTGTATTGTTCTATTTCAGTCCGATCATAGTTTCCGGTATACCCTTCTTCTACTGCACCGGTATAGTTACCTGTGTATGGATCAGTCTGATCACGTTCATAGTCACCAGTGAAAGGAGTAGCGGGCGCACCCGTATAATTGCCAGAGTAAGAGTCTGCTTGAGTACGTGTATATTCACCAGTATAGTTTTCAACTACATCGCCACCGTAATCACCAGTAAAATTAGTTGGATCTGCTCTTTCATAATCACCAGAGTAATTCTCGGCAGGCGCACCAGTATAATCACCGGAGTAATTCTCTAAAGGTTCACCTGTATAGTCACCAGAGAACACGGTACCGTCATCTCGCACATAGTTACCAGTGTATACGTCTGTCTGTACACGTTCGTAGTCACCCGTAAATCCGTCTGTCTGTACACGTTCATAGTTACCGGTGTATACGTCTACTTGTGTTCTTTCGTAGTCTCCAGTATATGTGGTTGCAGTGATACGACCATATTCACCGGTATATGTGTCTACTTGAGTTCTTTCGTAGTTACCAGAATAGACCTCAATATCAGTGCGAGCGTAATTACCTGAATATTCAACAGGGGTATCGCGAGTATAATCACCGGTATAGGTTTCTAGTGCTTCACCACCATATTCGCCAGTGTATGCTTCTGCAACTACACCTGTATAATCACCGGTATAAGGTTCAACAGGAATACCTGTATAATCACCGGTATAGGTTTCTTGCGCTGCACCTGCATATTCACCGGTGTAGGTTTCTTCTATTTCACCCGTATACTGTGCAGTGTAATTCTCTGGAATCTCACCGGTGTAGTTACCTGTATAGGTTTCAACGATGATACCTTCGTAATCACCGGTGTATGATTCTCCAATATCGGACTGGTAATCTCCAGTGTAAATCTCTGCGATCTCACCGGTATAGTCACCAGTATAATCTTCGAGTGTTTCACCCGTATAGTCGCCAGTATATTGTTCTATGACTTCACCGGTGTATAAAGAACTGTATACCTCACCGGTAGCACCAGTATAATCTCCGGTGTAATTTTCTGTAGGGATGCCAGTATAGTTACCAGAGAATGTACGTTGATTTAGTCCAACATACGATCCTGTGTAATCTTCCGCCACTACACCAGTGTAATCCCCAGAGTATGTTACAGGTGTTTGACGAGTATAGTCACCGGTATAATTCTCAGTAACATTTCCTTCATATGCACCCGCAAAAAGAGTTGCGTCTGTTCTTTCGTAGTCACCAGTATAACCCTCTGTTTCAATACGACCATAATCTCCAGTGTAATCTTGAGTGGTCGTACGTTCATACTCTCCGGTGTAATTGTCTACTTGTGTTCTTTCATAGTTACCAGTGTAGATCTCAATGATTTCAGAACTATAGTCGCCGGTGTAGTTCTCCGCGACCTCACGGATGTACTGACCTTCATAGATTTCCTCATCTTCTCTTTCATAGTCACCGGTATAGTTTTCTGAGATGTCACCTGAGTACAATCCAGTGTAACTATCTTCCTGAGTTCTTTCGTAGTCTCCAGTGTACTGTTCTTCTATCGCAGAGTTATAGTTACCGGTATAGACATCAGGGTCTGCACGTTCGTAGTCACCTGTGTATATTACAGGTGTTTGACGAGTATAGTCACCCGTGTAAGTCTCGGTAATATCACCTTCGTAGTCTCCAGTGTACAACTCTTCTTGAATACGACCATATTCGCCAGTATATGTTTCTGAAATATCACGTACGTATTCACCGGTGTAAAGTTCTACAATAGTACCAGTGTAATCACCCGTGTAAGTCTCTTGAGTATCACCAGCATATTCACCGGTGAAATCAACAGCGGTTGTTCTTTCATAGTCGCCTGTGTAATCACCAGTATAATCTCTGATAAAATCACTCAGATAGTTTGTAATAAATGATTCACTGTATGCAGCTTCGTATGCGAGTGATTCATAAGTACCAACAAACAATGCAGTAAAGATGTCTTGGTAATTACCAGTAAAGACATTTTCGTATTCGGATACGTAGTTTGTATCTGCATAGTTTGCAATGAAAGTGCTACTGAACGCTCCTTCATAACCAGTTTCATAGTCTGAGGCATAGTTACCGGTATACTCTTCTTCAACGTATATTGAGGAGTAGGTTTCAGTTGCAGCCAAACCAGAATATACATTAGAGAACTGTTCTGTCACATCTGCGCCAGTATAGTCTCCGGTGTACCCTAGAGTAAAGTTACCACTGTAAATGTTGTCAACGTATGTTGCGTCAAATGTTCCGGAGTAATTCTTTGCAAAGTTGGTTTCGTAAGAACCCGTGTAACCCTCTGCGTAGTCTCCAGTGTATAAGGAGATAAACGAACCGACATAGTTACCAACAAACTCAGATTGATAATTCTGTTCGTAATTACCAACGAAGGTAGTTTCATAGTCGGGAATATATGAACCAGTGTAGTCCTGATCAAATGGTGCGGCACCAGTATAGCCAGGATCATCGAAATATGTTCTTCTAGTATCGAGTGCAGTACCACGTGGTACCCATGTACCGAGCGCAGTTGGTGTACCCTGAGATGAGGATCTTAATTGATATGTACCAATACCGGTAGACATGATCAACTTTTTGACTCGTTCACCGAAGGTGTACTGAATCTCTGGTTCTGACAATGCCTTCAGACCTGCGAACACTCCGTTCTGTCTGAAGATAGAAATTGGTTGACGCTTAGGAGGAATGGGTGTACTTGAACCCTTCATCCATATGTGATAATAGTTGTTGGTACCGTCACCACGTGTATCAGTGAACATGTTCTCAATGAACTTAAAGTACCCAACGCCAGGCGAACCATCAGATAGACGGAATGTGCCAGGTAATTCGTTGTTTACAATCTTACGAGCAAACTTAGTACAAAGAATATCCAACTCACTGTCGGACATTTCCTTTACACCCTGCGGTTGAGTCTGCCAGTAAACTGGGTTTCTCTTCAAACTACTGGTAGGAAGATCCTCGGAAGGACTCTGAAATAGATCAGTTTCAGTTGATACACTAGTAGGTGGACGAGTTTCCTGTACCTCAATAGTAGGTAAGGTTACTGACAAGTCTGCCGCATTTGTATTGTTATTCTGATCAACCGAGTTGGTCTGTACAGAGATGTTAATCGAACCAACCGAAGTCAGAGTGTAACGATAGATTCCACGATACTCACCACTGAGAGTAGGATCTACAAAGTCTTGCCATGTAATTGATCCATCACCTGCAATGTCAGTTGGTGCGGGAGTACCATTGATAGTCTCACTGAATGTTGCACTACCCGCAGTCGTTGCGTTCATGCCGATAGTTTCAAAACCACCACCATTCGCTTCGGTTGCATTTAATACGATATTAAGTTCTAGAGTGTCACCGATATAAACGGTTTCTGGTAAACCACCACCAGAAGAAGTGTGAGTATGAATACCGTTGTTAACATTAGAAGTTGTGACAACCTGAAACTCTGTAGAGATAACTAGAGGGTCATCGTTAGATGTTTCATCGAAGAATGTGTTAGAGAAAGTACCTACTAACTCACTACCCTGATTGAATCGGGAAAGTGCGGATGTGTCAGCAGAATCCATACCTGCGAGATGAAGTCCTGCCTGATAGGCGATAGAGTCTTCATCTGCAAGAGTAAACTCTTGAAGTTTACCACCAGATAAACTTTTTAAGGGTCTGTAAGACATTAATTATTAATTCCCAATGCAACTTCAGTTTTTGTATTACTATTTATGCATATTGGAAATTAACAATTCCAAAGAACGCTTGATTTCTGAAATATCTTTTTCTAGATTATCAAGACGATCTTTTTGTGTCATGTCCTTTTGTTCCCTTTCTCTACGTAATTTTTGTCGATGTTTCGAGTGCATGATCGCAACGCTATCAGTGTTAATGATAGCGTTGGATCTTTTGTCGCGGACTAGGTTCGGGTAACCTTCTACAACCACATAGTTATCTATACCCACGGATTAATGCGCTAAGAACGTTATCGCAAGATCTTTAAGTGCGGGAGACCGACCACCTGCTTTCATAACCCACTTAGTTTGCGCTTGGTTGAATGGTTTCAATGTACCATTCTGACCACCTGCAAGATACTCTGCACGATTATAATTACCGTCATTTCTCCGTGGAATAGGTTCTCTTGGTTCTTGAAGTATCCAAGGTTGAAGAGTGATATCCTCGTCTGTCTGTGCAGTTCTATAGTAGAAGTCTATTTCTGCACTGTCAGGTAACCAACAATCTCCACGTGCATCAATACCAACAGCAGGTTCTGACAACACCACTACTTTAGTAATGTGTTTCGATGCAGTAGTACCACCAGTAGGTGCAGTCTCACTTACAGGATATAAGTGAGGTGTTGTTGCTGGATTATCTATACAGTAACCCGCAGCAATCAAAGAAGATCTTTGTAAGTCGATGATCGGTGAAACATAATCATCTCCAGACTTGAAATCAACCTTGATGTATGCAGATCTTACACCCGCACCTAAGTTTAAGGTTTCGGATGCAGCGTTATAGATTGTTTTCGGAACACCAAACTCAGTATTCTCTTGAGGAGTGATACGTGCATACTCTGGATCTTGAATAAACCGAGTCTGTCCACCACTGATATTTGATCCAGAAGTGAACTTCGCAGATGTATCAATGGAAGTAGATCGTGGTATTGTATTCTCTAACACGATGTTCGCGGTTGTAAAGACAACGTTACCTTGAGATCTAATCTTATCTCCACCACCGAAACCACCGAAGGTTGCACTGTCGACATCAATAGTGTAACCATGTACATCAACCTCTTGTACTGTGTGGTTACCATTAAAGTCTGACGCAGAGTTACCGAAGAATCCTTCTGCACTGTCTAGGTTTGCGGTATCTCCCACTCGTAGACCGTGACACATATGTTTAACATATACACGGTTAGACCCCCCAGTGGCTAAGATTGGGTTGTCCTCTAACTCACGGGATGCAAGATCTTCATTGTTCAAGATCAAAGAACCACCACCTTGGTTAAACTTCGCACGAACCAGACGATACATGAGGTCTTGATTCTTAGTCTCCAACCAGTTAGTGCCGTTCTGTGGTAGGAACAGACTGCCTGGAATTGGTTGTGTAGTTACACGTTTGACCGAAGAACCTAATACAGGATTACCTGCGGTCGCACTAAACAACTCATATCCAGTGGACGAAGATGATACTACGATTGCATATCTCTTCCAAGGTTGTAAGTGAATTGGTTCATCAAACTCAAAAGTTGTAGGTCTAGACTGTACCGTTGAGAGGATAGGTGAACTACCAATCGCGTCAACATCGCCAGGGTTCTTAAATACATGAGAATCTGGCACGATAACGTTTTGAGAAGGTTTACCATTCTCTACTGGACGTATGTGTATAGACACAGGAAGATCACCAGTATCCTTCGAACGGAAGTATAACTGAATCTTGGTCAACACCAATCCATATGGGTTGTCAACATAGAACGTCTGTGACATAGGATTTTCGGGTGGTGCAATAGGATTGACTTCAGTAGACGCTTGGTGATTAAGATCTACACCAATGTAGTCCGACAAAACTGTAGACATTGTGTTTGAATTGTCAATGTTACGTAGTTCTGAAGCAGTCAGTCCCGATGTATTAGTACCGAATAGACCAGATAGTTTAGGTTCTGTTATCAAAACATTACCAGCAGATACTGCGTCTAGTCTTTCCTTCTGTTCTTTAGTAAGGCGAGTCTGTGCCTTCTTAGACACCCATGAGAAAGGCTGTGGAGAATCAGGATAACGAAGATACTTCCAGATATTCAAAGAGTGTAACGCAACACCCAATGTTGCATAGTAACAGAATGCCTTAGACCCTGCCTCACCCCAATCGGGTTTGTCAATGTCTAACAACATAAACTCTCTTACACCTGCACGGAATCTACGGTTGTTCCAGTATCTGGCACCATCTTTCTTACCCCACTTTCTAATTTCCTTTTCGCGAACTGCACGGACAGAAGGTATGAAGTAGGAACCAATGATTTCACCGTTTGCATCAGAGATTAAATCAGAAGATCCCTGTGGGTGATTTTCAATGTTCCATCCATAACGGTTACCAAAACCATCGGTACGATCAGACCAACGAACAAATGTTGACTCTTCACGACACCACTCGGATACTTTCATACCATCAAAGAATGGAGTGAATCTAGTATTGGGTTTCAATCCCTTCGCATGGAAGAATACCTTACGCGATCGCATGAACGGAATAAGTGCAAGATTGACCGTTTTGCCACCGTATCTTTTACTTAGATGTGACGCTATATTATTGCGGTGAAGTTTTTGAATCGAGGAATAGCCCTTTAATTTGGCAGTTTTGCGTTTAAACGCATCTAGGTCAACACCCTGCCAGTTCCACTGCCAAGAGTTCCATAAAAGCGCTTGATTAGTGGATATTTTATCATATCCTTCAATTGCACGGTTTGCATTTGTATGAGTATCTTTCCATTCGTCAGAAGACGGTGACATTTTAAGACTACCAGTGTTCTGTACATGTCCAAACGGGTTAACGTTAACGTGATCAGACGCAAGTGCTTGGAATGCCCACTGCTCACTATCATGGTTCAGGTATATGTTGTCACCTATTTTAGTGACACCTGTAGACAATGAGTTGTTGAAAAGAAGTCTTATGTTCTCTTCTGCCGCCTTGGGATGAATAACCCGTGCATTAGGATCTAATGACGCAGCGTAATCTTCGTTCTCGGTATCTGATACTTCATGATCTGATTGGTCGTCCGATTGAGAACCACTCGCGAGTCTAGACTCACCTGCACTATCCAGAGACGGTTCTAGAAGGTTACGTAACTCTAGTATAGATAAAGCTGTAGATTCTGCTAGCGCATCAACCTTATCCTCAAGGTCAGATATATCTCTCATGGTATAATGTCTATGTTCTACTGGAGTAAAAGATAGATCCTGACCATTTAACGTATTAGGATTCATTGTTATCTTATACAACTCTAACGCATTTTCTGGTGTAGGTTTGAACTGTGGATCAGATGCTTGGTTACCCATCAACAATTGTAACTCACCTTCTTGAGTCAACAACAGTTTATCTGCACGTCCCAAGTAGTAACTAATATCGGCGGTTACATTATCCCCATTCTTAGGAAGAAAGTTGATATTGGTAAACGTACCATTGTCATTGTCAGAACGGAAGTCGAGATAGTTGAATAGATTTAGTTCGTCACCAGTCTTATTTACGTGAGTAGGTATATCACCATAGTCTAACGTGTTGTAAGATGACGCAGCGAAGAAATCACCATCATTGTTGTGACGTAATCTCTTATAGTTAACATACAAAACATTTGGTGCACTGTCTTCTCCATCGTGGATCAGACGTGAACGTTGATAGAAGTTGTCTCTCTGTCCATCATCCAAAACAAAACTACTGAACATGTCAAGACCGATGCTGCTAGTGTTTTTGACAGAATCTAATTCAGTTACATCGACATGATCAAACTCATAATAGTTATATGCAACGTTGTTGTATACGTCAAACCCTGTTTGTTTGTTTAACGTGTCAGTAATACCAGTCAGTTCAGTCTTGGTACGTACCGCACCAGTCTTCTGAACATAGTATAATACTTCAAGAACAACACCGTCTGCAACGTCTGAGAGAGTTATCTCACCATTAGATCCATTGACTGTGTGTGGAATAAAACCACGAGTAGAAGACGCAACAACCCAATTGGAGGTGTCAACAAAGGATTCCCCTGCACCTAGTACAGAAGAGATGTCAATCTTACTTGAGGCGACCGTCTTACTTCCGACATGTCGTTGTATTTTCAAAACGATATCAGACATCGACTGGAGTCTTTCCTGAGTCAAAGGCATCAACAAGGAGTTATCCTGTGTATTGAACAACTTGACATCACTGTCAGTTCCCGCACCATTGACCGCAGTGGATAACTTGTATAAGTTAGTTGTGGAAGTACCAATTGATTTGATATCAGTAAGATCTTTATCTGAATCAACATTCATATCAAAGACAAAAATCTTGTGTGTTCCGTTGTTAGGAAGACTAGAACCCTTCTCTACCGCACGTATTCTTGCAGTACCGATAGTATTACTACTCGGATCGGTCAGTGATGTACTTAGATTGACTGTCGCCATATCTAGATTGGGTAGTCCTCGACCAGAATCTGCAACAAAATAGTTACCATATTCAATAGGAACAATGTCGTTGTTGCGATTGTCTGTAGTCTGGGGACGGGGTATTCTCAATTTAACAGGTGATGGAGTTTCTACTCGATAACCTTTGACATATGCACTACCAGTTGATACAACCAATTCCAGAGAGGAATCACCCGAAACCTCATCTTCAAAGTGAATGGTGTATGGGTTGACAATGTAGTCTCCCGACTCTTCTTCGGTACGTAGTGCAATGAGTTCATTGATCTTGTTGTATCCATCACCCTCATCGACTTCCTCAACAATCTTAGAGTTCTCGACATTGGCAAGGAATACGAAAGTTTCGTCACTTGTGATGGTTGCTTGATCACATAGTGTCAGAGTTATTCTGTATCGATCTGCGCCCGGAGATGCATTATTAATTACACCCCCTGTGTTATCAAATAGGGAAGCGTCATCGTTTACAGATATAACTTCTTGAACAACCTTAAATCCAATCGCCCCAGTAAAGGATTGGGTGTATGGACTTATCATAAGGTGTTGTGTTGTTGCGCGTACGAATCGACCCAGTACAAAGAAATCACCTGTCGCAACGTCAAACCGTACGCCACGACCAGATGCATTAGGAGTCTCAGTAACTAACTCGTAACCGGAACCAGATTGATCAAACAAAGTAACTTTGTCACCGAAACGATCAGGTAGACCGGCAACAACAGATTGATCAGTGTTGATGTATTGGACATATAAGGTATCATACGTGAAACCCAAACCAGTGTTTCGTGGTTGCACCTCAAGTACTTTGGCTTCAAGTCCAGTGACATCGTCACGGAATATCGTATCGACAGGGATATCTGCAAACGCAGAACCCGCGTTCGTAGATGCAATCTTCACATACTCGTGAGCTGCATTGATTGCCATTCCACCAGAACTAACTGCAGCACCTTCTTTAAAGATGTTGCGTCCAAAACGACCTATCTCTTGATAGATAAGACTTTGGAGTTGGGTTAACTCTCGTGCTTGGAGTGCCTTACCACTGTTAAATAATATTTGATGAAATCCCTTATCGTGATCGAGATCGTCATCATAAGTACCACCTAACGTAGCGGATGTAAATGTAGTTGCCATTGTTGTCCCTTTACTTTGTTCCCAAATCAATTACGATTCGGAAATCTTCGGTTTGTGTGCCTGATCGTATTATACTGTTGTTGAGGCTATTTATGTACATTAAATCACCTGAATATCTGTCGAAATCTGGTGGAACAATCGCATCAATTTGCCATGATGTTGCTGTATTAAGTATTGAAGTAATTGTTTGACTCGTGCTGAACTCCCCATACCCTGTAGAATCGGTCTGTACATAGTACACTCGATTGTTTGGGCCGTCATGCCAGAAAGTCTTACCTCGAACCTGCGCCGGGGTCTCGAAGATTTCATCTGCACTAAAGGTAGTAGAACCACCGCTTACTGTAAAGGAATGCATCGCAGTTCCTACGCTACCGGTGAATGGAGTATCTGCACCCATGTTCTTGATGTTGCTTAAAAGAGTAACCTGTTTGAAATCATTGCCAGGATCCGCAAGAGGTAATGTAAGACCCTCATCATTTGCGATCGTGTTCTGCAACATGATTTTACCTGCACAAAGAGTCGCCACAGGATCTTTATTGACACCACCCTTGGGTGATATGATGGGTCGCAATATTGCGTTACCCGAGACACTGACCTTAGCATAGTCAAAATCTCTTCCATGTAGTATATTACTGAACTTATCTGAATCAACTTCAATCTTGACAATCTTACCGTCATCAATGGTTGCGGTGAACGATGCATTGGGATTACCACCCTCGCTGTCAACACCATTACCCTCAATATCTACTCGTGGAGCAGATTGATAACCCGACCCACCGTCTTCGATCGCAATACCTAGGATCTCTCCTCCGATTGCGTTACTCTGTAGACTTTTCTGTTCGATAGTCTCTGCGATGGTACCTACACCGGTGATCACTTGTACTGGCATGAAGTCAGTTGTTTTGAAATTGTTTATGGAACTACCGGACATCTTATACAGATATCTCCAGAGATACCCATCACCCGTAGGGAAAGTTTTTTGTATTCCATCGTATGCAGTTGCAATTTCGACAGTAGGTTCTACCGTTGAAGTTGTAGAGACACCTGTACTGTTCTTTCCTTGTTCTATTACAATGAAGACTTCGTTCTTACTGTTTGCGACATAGAATGCACTACGATTAGTATCGTTGTTGTCGTATCGACTGTAAACAGTACCGGAGATCCAGTCATTTGTTTCTACAACAAAACTGTTTGCACTGACTGACTTGACAAAATGCATTTCATTTCTTGTCAACAATTGGTCATGTAATCCCGCAGACGATGAATCTCTACCGGAAAGACCAATATAATACGTATCACTATCCCCGTCCAAACTCTTTTTGAACTGGTTGATTAGGATCTTTCTACCGTCAGATGTTATTGAACTGGTTCCCATGAAACTTACACTCTGTTATTTGTTTATCTATTTATAATGAATCTGTGAGGATAGCATTCGCAAATGATGACGCAGCGTCATATCTTAGAATGTTATTTCGCAGAGGCGATATTGTTGCCTGATTTTCTGGAGTCGCAATGATCTTAACGTGGTCTCCACTTGTCATACTGATAATAAAGTTCTCTAAGTTCAATGTGCCCGTTGATGCATCATAGGTACCTACATTGTCAAGTGCAAGTTTACCTGTATTGACGTTGAACAACTCAAGGACATTAGAACTCAGACGATTACGCAGGTAACAAGTGTCACCCTTGTATCGGAAGTTCTTTGATAAGACTGTGTGTACTGTATCGTCAGGTGCAGCAATTGACGTTGGGTAGTACACTTTATAATTGGTTTGACCGACTATAGGTACTAATCTGTTCTGCATTTTGATTTCTGCACGAGAAGATAGGACAGAAGGATCTGTATCATCTATCTCTGTCAACAGATTAGAACGCCGGAATGACTGATCGAAGTCGCCGAGGTTTGCATCGAAGTGAGACTGCATGGTTGTCTTGACGTTGTTCTGAACAGACGACTGATTCAATGCAGTCAGGTTCTGATTGTACTGGAAGAAAGTCTGTACCTCAATGAATGTCTCAATGGGGTCTACAAACTCAAGACCAAAGGTAACGACTGCGAGATCCTTTAACAGTCTTCGAATACCATCCTTAGTTGTCTGCTTGATTGTCGCATCTTCGGATGAGAAAACAAGTGACGTGAATACTGTTCCGTATTGAGGAGGTATATTATCCTCACCACCCCATGTCTTCACGTCTGTGATGACGTTACCGTACTCACGTAGTATCAACGAAGAGTAATCTTCTGCGGTCACTGCACGATTCTGTGCAGCATACTGATAGGGTGCATTCTTACGAATAGACTCCAAGTCTTCTTTGAGAGTTCCGCCAGAAGAGATAGTCGTGGTGGTAATCTGTAACTCTTTACCATTTATTCCCGAGTCAGGTGTAAACGTTCTTGCACCGTTTGCTTCTGGGCCACCGGTGATATCGTAGATGACCTCGATTCTATTCCCAGACTGAGGAGAAAGACCCAAGGTAGTACCGTTAGAAAAAGTAATCTCATACGATCCATTTGGAGTCTCCTTGATTACGAAGATCTTAGATGAGGAACTGATATTAGTGGTTGTGTTTAGGTTTGTATAGACATCATATGAAGAAGTCGAAGTGTCATTATACACCCTAACCTCTACTGTGTCAAGGTCTAATCGTGACTCAGGTATAACATATGAGTCGTTCTCTGAAACAGGGCCAGCAATAAAGTTTTTAGTTCTTGAAGTTCCTTCGTATACTGCAACGTTGGTGTTCGCGTTGACCTGAAAGTAGTACAGACCATTACCATCATCGGTCGCGGTCAATACATCTCGTGTCTTAAATGTAAACGTCTTATTGTCCACCGTACTAGTAAACTGAAAACCTTTAGGCATAGAGATAGATGCAGGGCGAGCCGCGTCAGACGAGTAGTCCAGATACATTCTTAGAACTGCAAAGGCTGCATTGCGAGAAGATACCGTATACCCAAGTGAACTCGCAAGACCTACCAAAGAAGATCTCAACTGTGCAGTGGATATGAAGGACTCATTCAATGCAAAGTTTGCAAGTAGTGCATTATAATGCGTGTTATACGCAAGCACGTCCAGTAAGTTTGAGACACCAGATGCTTCGAAGTTGTAATCAACAAACTCTTCCTTCTGTGCAAGGAATAACTTGAGATTGTTTTTAATTCCATCGAAGTCTAACTCTGTCGACTTGATTGTTGTTGCCATTTAATTTGTCTCCATAAAACAATTACGTTTAGTTGTTTTATTAATTGCTTGTTGTGCCCAATCTAACTCTTGGATTATTCTTTGATACCATGCAGAATCGATTTCGTTGTTATTCGGATTGTCTCGTTCTACGGATAACTGTTCCATCCGCATTTCAATATAGTCCGATCTTCGAGATTGTCTTCTTGTCATAGTACCCTCTTATGCATCTTCATTTATTAATACTAGTTCGTTTAACGCTGGATTAGGATCTTCTGTCAATAACTGGAACTCAAGTGGATCGTATACTGTCAAGATTGCGCCAGGAATGATACCAAGTTCGTCTGTTCTTAACAACAATCCATCAAATGTCAATAGACGTGAACCAGCTTCAGACAATAAAATCTCATCTGGTACCGGTGTTGCGGTGACCGGTAGAACAACGGGTATTGCACCGCCACCGTCTGCGATCTTAATACGTAATGTATCTGATACCTGTGAGTTAACTACCCTAAACTCGATGACTACCGATATCTGATTGTAATCTGGTGTTGCAACTATCTTTAAATTAGTGATGATTGCACGTGGTTCAAAACGTTTGACAGAAGCACGAATCTGTTGAATCATCTTATCCGCAGTAGTCTCGTCCATCATCTCGAACAATAGACCACCAAGGTCACCACCAAATGCGGGTCTGAACGGTTTCTCAAATCGATTGGTCAACAATAGATTCTTGAGTGACTGTTTTACCGCAGCCGCATCCACTTTACGTAAGACATCTCCATCACCAGAAGAGTATGTAGGCGCAACCCGTGCGTCTAATGTCAAATCGACATCAGAAAATGCACGTTCTCGGGTGACCCTAGGACTCTTATTGAGGTCTTTGTCGTCCGGTGAAAATATTTTTGCCATGTCTCAGTGAAACCTTTTTCTTTTATTTATACTATTATTCGGGTAGTATCTCTAACAACTCAGACTGAGTTTGTAAAGTACCGTTGAATGTGGTGTTTATATCATAACCAAAAGAAACATCAAAGTTTTCATTGACTTTAGGCATAGAAACTAGTATACTTGCAACCAAATCACCACTAGGATCAAAGGTGTCATATGCCAGTTCTATCTCATCGTAGTCCAGATAATCTTTCCAAAACACTGCGAGATCATAACTCTTACGGGGATCACTCTTACCGTTCTTATCGATCAACTGGTAACCAATACCTTGACCGTTTCTTCGCAGTTGGTTGAAACCACTAGGGTATTCACCTTTGTATCCACTCGCAGTAAAGTCCTGATAGGGTTCGTATACACCGTCAGACACAATCAATCTATGTTGTGCAAACTCTTCGTTAGTAGAGATCAAGACCATTGCATTTGCATGGAGAACTAGATTACGTGCAACCTGTGCACGATCGATAGGGCCACTGAACATGTCGTTGTATAGTCTATCAAACTGTGTACGTGATCCTAGTGCACCAAGGAACTTGGCACAGGTAATGCCTGGCGCAAGACTAGTAGACGAACTGATCTCTTTCCCTGCGGGATTATACTTGGGGTCAACTAATATTTTCATGTGTTCTCATTCACCTTGAATCTCTTACTTCTGTTATCGGATGGATTGTTACCAATCAACTCTTGTCCGAATCTCATCGTACCCTTCTTGTTTGCAGATCGTCCTATGTTCGTAGGTATGTTAACCTTGAACTCACTGTTCAGTTTACCCTCACCTACAAGGAAACTGGTGAACTTGCCGTTGTTGAGATTAGACGGATCCCGTAACTTAGAACGTATCTCTGATATGGTAGGATCGTGACTAAACAACTCGGAATAGTCATCTGATTTAAGTATCTTCTCTTCCAACTTATCATCAACACTTACACCTCGAATACCATAACGACTTGTAGATAACTGTAGTTCTACAATTGCAGGGTTGGGTAGAGGTGCAGTGGGTGGAAGAGGAACGTAAGGCATGATGCCAGGTTTTGGTATTCCCGGCAATACAACACATGGTGCTTCCTTCGCTGCCTTGACCGCATTCTTGGCACCTTTCGCAAAGTCTGCGTAGGTTGCTTTAATTGCATAGTCAGAATGGAATGCTTCGGTTGCACGACCTACCAGTGAACCATAGAAGGTAGACAGGTTAGTCAGTCCGCCAGGCATACCACCGTAAGTCTTACCGTAGTAGTCCATCATAGGGCCACCAAACGTTCCCTTGTGACCAATCATCGATACATGTCGTGCAGTTATGTTTGCAGTAGAAGACGCAGCGACCCACTCATTTACCGCAGTGGTAATCAGATCTACACCCGTCAAGAGTTCGGTTGATGCTTCGGTAAACATATTCAGGTTACCTTTAGTGATCAAGTATCGATCACCTAGAGTAGTAGACGTATTCATACCTACAACCTGTTCACCTTTGTTCCCCTTGATAGTCGAGTTGTCGTCTCGGTTTACTGTGGTGGTTCGTCTTCCTTTGACATTAACAACTTGATCTCCAGCCACATCGACATTATAATCACCACCGACAGAAACATTAAAATCTCCGTCCACCCGTAAATCCACATTTCCTTTATATACGAGATCACCTTCACCCTCCACTATAGTTTTAGAATCCCCACCTACAACCTCGATACGTTGTTTGCGGGTTGATATGACAACACTACCATCTGCACGTAATTCAATGCCTGCACCAGTACGGTGTTTAATTAATACACGTTCACCGCCAGGAGTGTCGTCCATCTCAAACGAATGACCACTAGGAGTTTCAGATACCTGATTGTAAGGAAAGACAGAGGGTTCTTGATCCGGTAGATCTAAGTCAACTCCAAAGTCTCCGCCACCCAGTGAAAGGTTATTGACTCTCTCACCAGTTGCAGCTTTGTTAATACTATTATCGTAGAAGTAATCCCGTTTAGGATACTCACCACTAGGATCGGAAAATCCGTCCTTGGGGATACCTTCTGTAACCTCTTTCGCAATACCCTGTTTTTCTACTCGGGTCTTGTACTCATCAGAAAAGTTTGTCATGCGTTAATCTCATCCACAGTGAATGGCCCCCTAGTTATTGGTGTCTCGAACTTGGAGTCTTTATCAAAGTTTGCCTTGACATATGCACGGACATCAAAGCCAGGATCGTTGGTCAAATTGTCGATGTCGGAATGACCTAACACCTGACCGCCTGGCCATACATTATAAAATGCACGACAGAAGTGATCGAAAGAATTGAATTGACTGCGTGTCAAGGATTGTACTGATATGTACTGTGTGAGGTTGATAGTCTCACTAGGTACATTGATACCACCCACAAAACAAACCGCAATACTATATCGATTGTGATTATTGAAGATACCCGTGGAAGCGTGTTCACCTTCAATATTGACAGGTCGACCACGTTGAATAGATCCGTCTCTACGAATAATATAGTGATAACCGATACCATTCAACCCTTGATCTAGGTGAAGGTTATTGATCTCCTCACTACCGATATTCTTGTTAGTTGGGGTTTCTGTCCAGTGACAAACCACCTCGGTGATATCTCTACGAACATTACGCAGTTCTGCCTGTAACTCTTCTACAGAGGATACGTAAGGGAAGATAGGATCGTTCTTACCATTAGACCATGACTTTGCAAACGAACCAATTACATAGGGTTCATCAAAGACTTGTGTACTTATCTCACCACGGGTTGCATTGGTAATAGTAGTGTCGATGGTCTTTAGGAAGGTTCGTATCGTCTGTGAATCTTTGCCAGTCGACTGATTAAGTAGATCTATGCATAGAGACACGTCTTGTGAATTACCTTGAGACAACTTTATTACACGTGAGTATTCGTTTCTTGGTAACCTAGGAGCAAATGCCTTTAGACGTTTGTTTATATCAGTTAGAGTATCTATGGACAGTGAGCTTATTATACCAGTTTCGCCACCATTGGCAAGCCTTGATTGCACTAAACTGTTCTTTTGATCTACTTGTGCCTGATACCTGTTACGCAAGGTTTGTTGATTTTGTGTGGACGAAATGATCTCATCACCAGACGCAGTTTCACTACCAGATAATGTTTTGAAATCATTTGCACCCCCAACCAGATTCTGTTTGATCTCTTGTGCCTTGGTAATGACATTTGATAGAGATGCAAGTGGATCTGTCTTGACGTTCTTGATTGCAGATGAAAACTCACTGTCACCTGTAGGTCTGGAAGAAGTAAATGTCGCAGTAGTGAACTCCCCAAACGTAGGAGAGGTTGAGTCATTGTCCATCGTACTAGGTAGAGTTACCGATAGGTTGTGATCTGTTACACTACCAACCAGAGTGGTTAACTCATCTGTCACACTACTCACCGCATCTGTCGCAAGTGAATTGATCGTTGTAGAGGTGAATGCACCAAGGTTACCCGCGAGGTCTGTACCTGCCTGTAACAAACCAGCGGGTGATGCATCCATCACTTTCTTGGTCAACTCACCTGCAAGATCACTAGGATCAGGTAAACCTTTACCCAGTCCTGTAATCATCTGTAGGATTGCTGCAACCGTACCCGAAACACCTCCTGTAACGTCCAGACTTGACGTGTCAGGGATCGCAATGCCATCTGAGTCTAGGACAAAGGTTATGTCAACCTTCGCAGCGAATGCACCTGAGATCTTACTCATTGCTGCATTGACTGCATCGGTCTTGAGGTTCTCAATACTCACAGAACTCGCATCCAATAGACCCTCGGTAGTAACACCCTTGAGTTGTTCTGCGGTCTTCTGGAACTTGTCAACCTTTGAGGTGATGGACTTAACTCCACCATTAACCTCGTTGACAAACGCACCCGCTTGGGATACCTTGGCGTTGACCTGTGCATCTACCGCAGTTTGTGCAGCATTTGTCAGTGAAGTCTTGTCAAATGACTTGGAAGTCTGGTTTACTAGACTCTTTAATTTTTGTTTATCTGTCATTCAAACGCCTCATCGTATGCAGTCTGTGCGAGTATCTCTGTATTGTTTGTTGTGATAACATAGTTCCTATTCACGATTTCACTCGCGGTTTCAATATCTGTGGTATTTAACAGTTTACGATTGACTGAACTATATCTATTCCTCAACTCAAACAATACATAGGATAGTTGAATCGAGAATAATCTCCAGTCGGATGTGGGTTGGAACTGTTGTGAGAACGCAAGTAGTCCATTGAATCGACTACCTATGTTATCAGAACGTTCCCAAGAAACTATACCTATTTGAGGAGTTTCTTCCTCGTGAAAGGTCAGGAACCTAGACACACCCTGTAACGCACCAGTAATGGCAGCAGAGTGAATCAGGTTATATCCGTTGTCAAGGAAGAACTTCATACACTGTTGTCTACGCAGTTGTATTGATGTTTCTGCAATGTCGTCTTGTGCGAGAGGATTCTGTACAGAGTTTTGTAGACGTGCATTAGTCTCCACTGTTCCGGTCTTACCCAATTGAACGTTGGTAGGAAACTCTAGTCTAGGCAAAGAACCCATAATCAATGGTATCTGTGATGACTTACCATCAAGGAAACAACCAAAGACAAATGCCCCTGCAAGGATTTGGGGTATACGTCCATATCCAGATACACCACCTTCGGTAGTAGGAATAAGAACCTGTGCCCACGGTAGATCCTTCTCAGGTATCTCACCTGTACTTGGATTGTGTACACCGTTGATACGTACCTTCACACGTCCTTCTAGTCCACTTGGTGGTTGTGCATTGATAACCGTACCAAAGAACCATCGATGGTCGTCTCCATAGAACTCGTGTTGTATGGGTCTTAAAATATTCATAACGTTACACTCGGTAGATCACCCAGTTTGACTAATCGTGCACTCACTGTGTGGGATTCATCTAACATATTATGTGCGGTATTCATCAATAGATAATCTCCTGATCTCTTTGAGTCAATACTTTTAGTCTGGTCTTTAGAGTCAGAAGAACTATTGGGGTTAAGGAATATCAGTCGCAGTCTTGCGCCGGGTGATATTTTACCCTCTATGAATAATGCACCATCCATCTCAATGTCAATCATATTCTTCTTGAGAATCTGTCGTATGATTTTGTTCTTGACCTTTAGTCTTGACTCATATAAGGTAGTACCATCGATCAGTTGTGTTTCATCGTGGTAACTCTTGAATTGATTGAACGTATTCGATGAAGTCACTTGGTGTATTGCAATTGCATCGTATTCGTCTGAGGGTTTACCTCCGATAATTAGAGAGGGATCGTAGATGTTCTGACTAGTCGATTCACTGATCAACTCGTTGGTATAGAAGTCTTGAATAATCTCTCTTACAGAAATGTGAGTATCAAACCGTTGACCTGTATGTGCGTCCAGTGTAGAATATAACGAACCAATCGCACCCTCTTCGTAGAGTCCAAGTGCATCCTCTGTGTCAGTCTCTTCGAAGTGATTGATCTGGTAGTAGATCTTCTTGAACTCTTCTTCTTCCTCTGCGGATGCCATCGCATCAGTGTATCGTAAGGGTAAAGATTCATTGACAACATCCGTACGTAACAACTCGTCCAGTGACGTGAACACGAGGTCGTTGTTATAGAGATCCGCTGAGATGTAGATAGGAGAACCTGTACGTGTTGTCATACGATCCTTCAACCACTTTATAGTCTCCAGAGGACTCATGTAAGGGATGATAAACTTTCGTTGTCCCTGTGCACTACCTAAGAACTTAGATGTTTTGAGAACATCCTTTCCTAGATCACGTGCAGAGATATCGATAATCGCATCTTCCAACGTACCTTCATATGACCTACTGATACATTTCATCGCATTGACATAGACATGTTCCTCTACTAGATCAATCGATAATATCTCAGAACGTTCGTTGGTCTTCTCTACATCGTTAACCTTGGAGAAGAAAAACGTCTTGGATATCTTTGCAACATTGGGGTCATTACCATCCGCAACAACGATATTGATTCTCTCTGTACCGGTGGTGGATAGTTCGGTTCGGAAACCAAAATCATCCAACATAACGATACGTGCGTCTACATATTCTTTATGCAAACTCTCAAAGAAACTTAGTTCGATAATGTTCGAACGTATGTCAATGACCGTATTGTCCGCACCCGAAGATAGGACAACATCTGCATTTATGATAGTGAATCGAGATCTATTCATTAGTCAGCGGCCAAGAGTCTCTTCAACTCACCTGACAACTGTCCTACTAGGTTCTTTTTGATGATCTTTATCCTCTTAGACTTGTCGTTTTCGTTAACTAACCATTGCAGGTTAGTAACCGGTGCCGTCCCATCCATGTTATCAAAGAACAAATCTTTCTGTTCTTCCGAATCGTTTTCATAATGATGTGTCCCTTCATACTCATAGACTGTATTGGTCAAACTTGTACCCAACTGAAGAGGATCACTACTGTCCGGTGTCAGGTAGGCAAGTGTCACCGAACCTGTAACGTTGTCATCTGAAGAGACAACAATTTCTGCGAGATCTAGGTTCTTTCGTATGACCTTACCTCTCTTGGTGCCGATCAATACTTCAGTACCTGTCTGATATAAACCAGAGAACTGTGCTGCACTATCCGCAGTGGTCAACGCAATCTTACATGTGTAGTGTTGAAAGAAGTCGGTACTTGCTCGTTCCATGATCTGTGTCATAGACATTGGCCATCCAGTCTCTCGCAGTCGATCGTTCATTAGATAGAACGTCCAATCATAGTCACTCTTGTCATAGAGACGGTGTGATAATGTGTCAGGTCTTTCTCCGTCACGGATCTCCATCTCGATGTATGCGTTTGCGTCATCACTGTATGTGTCAATCAGGTCTGAATAGTTTGCAATGTTTTGAAACTGAACTGGATCATTTTCATCACCGAACAAGTATGCAATCTTGGGAACGTTCTCGAAATAACTAGACATTAGAATCCTCCTTTAACGACTTTGCCTTTATGCATCGCGGAGATCTCTCTAAACGACAATTGCACTTGAACCTCAATAAACTCCTTACCCTCGTACATACCACTTGAAGTTCCGTTGAACGTAGTATCAACACTTTCTAGATAACACCGTTGTATGTTAAAGCCAGGGTTTGAACCATCTTTGTTTTTAATATCGATCTGAAACACATTGGGGAACTCGTACGCGAATGGTGTAGTCCCGACAGTGATCGCTTCTGGATATACCTCGGAACGGAAGAACTTCAATATCTCCTTGATCTCTCTTGACTCATCTCCATCTCGTGCGATCAATGTAAACCCAAATGCGAAGTTACGCATCTTAACTCTTTCGAATAGAGTTCTTTCATTAGGTGCGGTTGCAACTCGTGTCGCACTCTGTGCAATGGCACCGGTCTGTGCAGATGCATTACCACCTGCGATTCCCCCTAATAGTGCACCCCCACCTAGTCCTCCACCTATTTTTTTACCTAATGCACCACCAACAGCAGCACTCGCGATTGGAGGTAATGCCTTAGCCATTGCGTTCATTGCAAGAGACTTCGCGGCACCAGATAATCGTCCATCACTCATTGATGCTTCACCCATATCACCAGCGGCACCAAGTAAACCAACATCTACAACATTGTACTGCACACCGTCAGTATACTTCAATCCACGTGACAGAGGGAACATGACAGAACCCATTGGAGTTCCTTCACTGACATTCTCATATGACTTTAACGCTTGTTTGATTACACCTACTTCTGCAACGGTTACCCCCTCGTCCTCAAGTGCTTCGGCTAACTTCTTATCTGCTTTAGATTTGATTTCGGAAAGTTTCTTTTTTGCCTTGGACATGTATTTCGATCGTGCACTAGTGTCCACCTCATCACCAAGACTGAAGAAAGGTTCAACCTTGAATGCAGTAAAGATAATACGACCCGGCGCAGTTTCAAAACCAGCATTGAGTGGGTATCTAAGATCACGTGCACGATCACGACTTTCTAATGACGGATCTTCAGCGATTTCAGTATCCTGATTGGTGTAGTTCGCAAGGACTTTCTCTTCATCTTGTTGCAGATTGAGATTCCTTGAATCTTGGACTGTTGATCGATTGATTGCTTTACTACCGCGTGTGCCACGTGACATTTTTAGTCTACCCTAAATAAGTTTATAACATTTGTCTGTCTATTTATAGGAAAAATATGGCGTATAAAGGAAAGTTTAAACCAAAAAACACCAAGAAATATGAGGGTGACCCCACTACTATTATTTATCGTAGTCTGTGGGAACGACAGTGTTTCCGTTGGTGTGATGATAACAAAGACGTGAAGTCATGGTCAAGTGAGGAAGTAGTGATTCCCTATCTCTATGAGGTAGACAAGAAGTACCATCGTTACTATATGGATCTCAAGATTGTGTATAACAACGGTAAAACTGTACTTGTTGAAGTCAAACCAGATGCACAAACTCGTCCTCCTACTGGACAGAGACGCACCAAACGGTATATCAATGAGGGATACACCTACGTCAAGAACATGAACAAATGGGGTGCAGCGCAAGTCTATGCGTTAGATCGAGGTTGGTCGTTTGAGATATGGACAGAGAAGACTCTCAGTAAAATGGGAATACTACCTAAGTCAACAAAACCATTGAAACCATTAAAACCCTTCAAGAAAAAGACTAAATAGATTCATGAGTCATTTAAACGAAATCAGAGAGACATACTTTCATCACATGAAGTTTGCATGGACGGTTGCGTTCGTGTTGATTGTTCATGGGGCATTACCTAATGTTTGGACAGATAAAGCGTCAGACATGATGGAAGAGTGGGAGAAGAGACATCAGTAATCTATTTAAGACAGTAGAACTCGAAGCGTTCCGTGCAGGTATCACACCTCGTACTCGGGAAAGTCGTGCGTGGTTCCGTAAGAAAGTACAGAACATGGGTGTGAATAGACGTGGTCTAATGAGAGAAGACCCAGTAGAACAACGTGCAAAGTATGTTGCGGGTTCTATGTTCATGTTCTTCTATGATCCTAAACATCGTGCAACTCTACCCTACTATGATTCCTTTCCATTGATCATCGCAGTTGGCCCAGCGCCTGGCGGGTTCTATGGGTTGAACCTACATTACTTACCCATACCGTTACGTGCAAAGTTTCTAGACGAACTCGTGGGTATCACAAGCAACAACCGGTATGATGAGTCGACTAAGTTTGATCTGTCATACCAGTATTTGAAGACCACTTCCAGTATGAAGTACTTCAAACCATGTTATAAACATTACCTTACCAAACAGGTAGAGGGCAAACTCGCATACATTCCACCACCTGAGTGGGAGATTGCAACGTTTCTACCCGCTGCACAATGGCAGAAAGGTGGTAGAAGTCAAGCATATTCAGACGCAAGGAAAATGATCTAATGAGAATCCCTAACGTAGATGATTTGAAGTCTAAAATCACCGCAGGTAAAGGATACGCAAATCCTAGTCTATATTATGTACAGTTACCTGCTCGTAACCTGAACAATGAACAGAAACAATCGGTTGAATTGTTTGTTCGGAATATCACATTACCTTCAAGAAACATGTTGACGGTAGAAAGAAACATCGGAGTAGATCAGACCAAAGTACCCTATGGATATTCGAATGGTGCAGTCTCGATGACCTTCCGTGTACTCAATGATCAGTTGACACGACAGTACATTGAAGACTGGCAAGAAGCAATGGTTTCTAGGTACGATGACACAGTAGAAGGTCATGTTGCAGTTGCATACCCTAAGATGTACATGAGAGACATCAAGATATCTCAGTTGGATCGTGGTATCTCTTTCTCGGGTATCAACTCTAATAAAAGTGTAGGACTTGGCCCTGTCAACATCAACGTGGGTCTAGACGTTGATATACGCCAATCTGGACGTGAGGTATATCGATGGGTACTGAGAGATGCATATCCTATATCCTTCACTCAGGAACAACTGAGTGACGACAGGAAGGGTGTTACGAGTGAAATAACCGTAGAGTTCGCATACAAGTACTGGACTGGTGATGCAGTCAGTGGCAACAGATCAAGTAGTATTGATACAAATGTTCGTGTCTCATCAGACGCGGCACAGAAGGCAGGAAAAGTAGTTAACGACACATTTGATAAACTCGGAAAGAAGATATCAGATTTATTATTTTAATATTGGAGCTTTATAATGGCACTACCTAAGTTAAACGAAACACCCAAGTACAGTTTGAACGTCCCTTCGACCGGACAAGAATTGAGATACAGACCGTACCTTGTGAAAGAAGAGAAGATCCTTCTCATGGCATCATCGTCAGAGGATCCCAAACAGATTATGAATGCGGTGCATGATACGATCGCTGCATGTGTTGAGGGAATTGACGTACGCAATCTGACAACGTTTGATCTGGAGTATATCTTTATCCAGTTGAGATCGAAGTCGACAGGGGAGACAAGTGAAATACTAGTCAAGTGTCCCCATTGTCAAAGTCAACAAAAGGTGACGATACCATTGAATGAAATTGAGGTCACTGAGACGACTGCAAACCCAGTAATTAAGATATCAGATACTGTGACTGTGGTGATGAAGTATCCTAGTTATCAGGATGTACCACAGACCGGCGGAGAAGAAGATGTAGGTTTCTCGTTGATTGCATCAAGTATTAAAGAAGTGATCAGTGGAGACGAAAAGATAGACGTTCGAGACGAACCGATCGAGGGTGTGATGACATTCCTAGAGTCCATGACCAAAGATCAGTTCCAATTGATCACAAAGTTTTTTGAAGATGCACCAGCAGTGAAGTACAATCTAGAGTTAATATGTGAGAAATGTACTACTGCTTCTGACATTGAAATAAAAGGACTCCAAAGTTTTTTTTGATATGCCTCGCGCATGAAGAGCTTTCCAATTATTTTAAAGTAAACTTTTTGTTGCAGAGGCATCATAATTACACATTGACAGAACTAGATATGATGATACCGTGGGAGAAAGAGGTTCATACCATTCTCCTACTTCAAGCATTGGAAGAAGAAAAAGAAGCTAAAGAGAAGGCAAAACATGGCAATAACACTGGATGACGTAGTACTGGCAAACATGGAAACCAACAAAACGTTGGGGATGTTGGTTGATAAGACCAACATTCTGATCGAGATGGAAGGTGACAGTTTCGCTGGACTCGAACTACTCAACGAACAGTTTGAAGATTTCCTTGGTCTTGTGCGTAAAGAGTACGACCTTGCGGCAGAAGCACGGCGAGAGAAAAATGGTCTCAAACCATCAGTACAGGATGAAGAATTACCTGTAAAGAAACCAGAAAAAGAAGAGTTGCCTTCCTTCTTCGGTGATGTACCGATACTGACTTTTGGTGTGGGTCTGGTTGGGTTCGCTGCTAATTTTGTTAAAGGGTTTGCTTTACAGGCAGAAAAATTGATCAACCGAAACATCTTTAATCCCATAAGAAGCATGTTCACCTTCATCGGCGATAAGTTCAAGTCATTAGGTAACTTTTTTAAAAAGACATTTGATATGGTAAAAGGTTTCTTCAGACTAGACATCGCAGATGATGTCGCTAAGTTTGTGGAACCTTTCAAACCCTTCCTTGATAAGGCAAAGGAGTTTGGTAAGTCATTAGCAAACAATCCTCTAGTCAGAGGTCTGAAGTCCGTTGGCAAATTACTAGGTCGATTTGCGGCACCCCTTGTAGCAATCTATGAGTTGTTCACAAACATCACTGAGGAGTTTGGAAACTCATCTGGTGGATTCCTTGCCGGTACTGGCGCAATTGCACGGGGGATCGCTAAGGCAGCGGTAGACTTTTTCGCAATCTTCTTAGACATACCCAAAGACATTATTAGTTGGTTTGCGGGTTTAGTTGGACTCGATGAATTAGAAAACTTCTTAGACTCCTTTACCTTTGCAGGCATCGGTGATTATATTATAGACCTTATCGGAGATGTGTTTAGTTTGATCGGTGGTTTCTTTGGCGTCGATGGTTTAGAGATATCAGATGCGGGGCAAGAAGTTGCAAGTATCACTAAGTCAATTCTCCCAAAAATGTTACCCCCAGCAGACTTCGCGGAGTTTGAGGTGCCTTCAATGGAAGTGTTTGGTAAGACTTTCGGTGGGGGTTCGATTAACCTAAATCCAATTCCTGATGAATGGTATGCCGAGGCGGGAATGGATGCACCAGAGGGTTCTTCTTCTATAACATCTAATGATACAATGACAAACAATGTGTCGACTGTAGAAGGTGCTGAGGTAATAGGTGGGGATGCATTATCTTCTGAAAACATTGAGGTGTTGCGTCAACGGTTTAATTCGGAGGCATTGCAGGCAATTAATGAAGAGAATGCGATCACGAATGCGATCAATACACAGAGTGTTACTAATGTAGGTAGTTCACAGAGCGCCCCAATAGTGATTCAGGACAACTCTGTGAACTCCTCCAATCAATCAAACGTCAATCAAAGTGTCCAGAGTCGAAGATCAATGCGATCCCCGACTCGGAACAATGGGACACGAGCGAGTGCATATGAAGCTTAGTCTTCGTTCGCGAGTTTGGCGAAGAATGACATCGTGTCTTCGTCGCCTTCAGATACCGCAGGCGTTGGAGCACTACTCGATTTCATTGGCGCTGGCTCAAGGCTTTCATCCAGTGCTACCTGCTGAGTGGTTGGTATCACCCTTGGCACCTCACCTAGAACCATCTGAAGACGAGACTTCAACTCATCATAAGTCTTGTAAGAAGCAGGATCAGTAAACTCGTTAAGATCATACAACTTATTGTAGACACCTTCCAACACCTCGTCATCTTCTGACAGTGCGGTGGGTGATGCGAACTCAGACTTATCGTAGTTACGATATCCCTCAACGTTACGAATCTTCAACTTGAACGATGCACCTTCCCAGAAGTCGAACGGATTAACCGGATCTTCATCTTGGAATTGTGGTTGCATCATGTCCATGACCTTATCAAAGATCTTCTTACCGAAAGTGTAAAGGAATACTTTACCTTCGTTCTCAGGGTTAGATGGATCAGACTCGACTATGATGTTAGCAACATAGTGTAGACGGCGTTTACGTTCGCGAACGATCGCACGGTTGTCGTCAGACTCAGTTGCCCATAACTCGCTGTTCATTTCTGATACAGGATCTTGTTGACCAATAGAAGTCAAAGATCGTTCGATGTACCATTGACCAGTTGGCCCCTTAAAACCGTGATCCCAATATCTAACGAATGGTACGTCTCCATCCTTGCCAGGCAGGAAGCGAACAACAGCATAACCATTACCTGCTTTATCAACAGTAGGTTTCCACTGACGTTCGTCAATATAAGATTTCTTGTCGGATTTAGTTTCGGGGGTTGCTGCGGCAACTAGGTCGCCAATAGAACTGCGGTTACGTTTTAGATTTGCAAAAGACATATGTTTTTTCCTTGTATGAACAATGTATATTCTAGTTTATTTGTTGCCACTGTATACGTGACATAGTATATAGTATCAAAACTAATCCGGTTTGGCAAGTGGTTTCCAAACTGAATCAGCAGTGAATACATATGACCCTAAGAACTCTTGATCCCAACGTTCAGGTTCAATCAGACTTAGAATCACCTTACCGTTGATACGGTAAAGATGGTACTCCACTCCTACCCGAGGTGTGAAGTTATAGGATGCAGTATATATCAATTCGTTCAAATTGGCAAGCTCTACCAATCTTTTATATTCTGCATTGAGTTGATCTATTTTGTTTTCAAAGTAATTACGTGCAAGAGACCCGCGTTGAGATAGGAACATATCATTGTCCGGTAACTCAATCGCGGGCATATTTGAACTAGTACCATAAGGTAACAGTGCGTTCTTAGAAGAGGTCAAGTTTCTCCCAAGGAAGATCCTTGTTGCCAAAGTGACCATAGTTTGTCATGAGGGTAAGGTCTCTAGAGAAGAGTTTAAACCGATCTATGATTCCCTCGGGTGTAAGGTCAACCTTACTTCTAATCTCTTCTACGAGGTCGTCACGGACTTTGCCATCTGCATAGACGTACAGACTGGTGGGTTCTTTAACACCGATCGCATAACTCAACTGAACAGTGCAGTTCTCTAACCAGAACTCATGTACTATATTCTTTGCGAGGTAACGTGCCATGTATGCACCAGACCGATCTACCTTAGTACAGTCCTTACCAGAGAATGCACCACCACCGTGAGGACAGTATCCACCATAGGTATCAACAATGATCTTACGCCCTGTCAGACCCGCATCACCATCAGGGCCACCAATGATGAACTGACCAGTGGGGTTGATCAGATACTCGGTATCAATGTCCACCCAACCCTCTAGAATGCGTTCAATACACCCCTGTACGATGTTACGTACCGAACTAATACTCTGGGTCTCTTTGTGTTGAACACTACAGACAACCTTACTGACTCGTACAGGTTTACCAATATCGTCATAGTCTACAGAAACCTGTGCCTTCGCATCAGGGCCATAAGGGAGAGTTTCATTACGTTCTTCAAAATCTCATGACTCAAGGAGATTGCAAGGGGCATATACTCTTTGGTTTCCTTACAGGCATAACCAAACATCAGACCCTGATCACCTGCACCAAAGTCGTCCGTACCCATTGCGATATCAGAACTCTGTCCATGAAGATGGTTGGTGAAGTCAAAGGTCTCCCAGTGAAAACCTTCCTGTTCATAACCAATTGCTTTCACAACGTCACGAGCGATCGTTTCACAGTCTTTGAGACTCTTGTTAGAACGATACTCTCCCGCAACAATGACTTGGTCGGTAGTAACCATCGTCTCGACCGCAGCACGATTCTCTTTCTTATAGTCGATTAGATAGGTAGCGATTGCATCCGAGATTGCATCGGCAACCTTATCAGGATGACCTGCACTAACACTCTCGCTTGTAAACGTGTATTCCATACTATCTCCCACTTATTCTATGGGTAATACCGAATCGTCCTGTTGGATATACCGGAGACGTTTTGCATCTGCCTCTAGTTTACCCTTAATGACTGGACTGATATACTTCTTGCAGTCTTCAGGTTCGATCGTGTATTTCTCACATAGGTAAATTATTGAATCAAGGTAATTCATATCTAGTCTCAACACCACATCTTCGATCATGGTTTGAAAACGTTTCTTGGTCATTACCACATCTTTTAGTTCAGGTTCAATGATCTCAGTCATCAACCCCTTCGCCTTTCCATACTCTGCATAGATCAGGATAATATACTCCTTTAGTTCGTTTCGCAAATCCCTCATTGTCATAAGCAAGGGCCACACATATCGGGGTGATTCTTTTGTCACGGTTTAGTCCGTAACAGTCATCTTGCCAACACCCAGTCCTGAGATAAGACTGCATATTGGAGATGTACATCTTAGACACAGCGTCAGTATACTTCCCATCTTTCCATGCAGCAATCCATACCTTAACTTTGTCTGGATGTAGTTTGTGATCTTCGTCTAGATCTTGAAGACTAGGGTGGATCGGTGGTTCACGATGCATATTTGCACGGGTTTCTTCCGCACGAGCATACATTGGGATCAGAATCCTACGCAAAGACTCAACGTATGAATCTGGCATAAACCCCAGACGTATCGCTTTCCATCCATGTTTAGCAACAGATACTATGTATATGTCTGGTAACGCACGGATATCTACATCGAACCCAGAGTGATCGCGGATCCACTTCTTCATAGAGTGCAACCATTCCTTCTCGGACACTTCACCGTGGACAAACGCCTCACAGTCTTTGAAGGCAGCGATCTGGTCTTCTTCAGTCTTCGCCTTCTTCAGGGTGTCCCATTTTGGGACTGGTATCAACGTCTTGATCTGACGCCTAGGTAACGGTTTCTTTTTCTTTCTTGCTTTGGTATTGAATCCGGTAATCTTTAAAGCTGTCATTAATCTAATTCTCCATTCTCATTTAGACCACACCAATTACAATGTTCACCTACAAGGTTAGCAAGACTGATACCGTCATTACTTTTACAGTCATGACGCCACCACGTGGGAGTTTTCTTCGACTTATCACCGAATGCTTTGTCCCAGTTGCTTTCCATTGTTTTAGAATCAACCGAGTATGGTCTCGGTTTGTCCCCTTTCCCATTCATATTTTCTCCACCATTCTGGTTTAGGACGATTTGTCCATTTTGCGAATGCGTATTTATCTTCCCAGTAAAACTGTCTGTATGATGTGAGGGAGTCGCCCTCCACAATACAGTGCGGATATTGTGCCATCGCAGGTGTTGGTTGCGTGAACCGTTTTTCTGAGTTGATTGCCAGTGGCGGAATCAACAGCAGGTATTCTAACTTGACTTGACTAAGGTGTTTTCGACCATACCGGTAGGTGTACTCATGACACAGGGCAACCCACATCTCGTACAACCAGTTGTAGTTTGCCGCTGACTCACGTACCCACCTTGCAGACGGGTGATTGATATGACACGCCTTGTACAGGTACATGTTTAAGTCAGGGTCAGGGTGAAAGAACCTCTTGATACGATGACCCTTAGTGGTACGACCTTCCCACTCTGTGCCATCTACCATACGATGTGCCGTAGACATCAGCTGAGCGTATTCTATGATCATTTTTACGACATGCTTGTCGCAGTGTTGTTCTGCACATCGGACAGGATCTGGATCTAGATAAAAGATATTCACTTGAACTTGGACTCCAAATAGTTACCACCGTTTTTATCTATCCATGTCGCTGCATGGTAGACTTTAGATATGATATAATACACCATATCCCACAGAAAGGCAATAGGGTACAACACACAATACTTAAAGTATTTGTTTTTATTCAACATCATCCCCCAGTTTTTTAAGTTGAACTCCACTTTTGAGAAGAAAGTCTTTACCCTTTCCTTTACCAGCATTGTATTCAATATCATAATAGACGGTCTCGATTCCTGATTGGTATAACAATTTGGCACACTCGATACATGGCAAGTGTGTCGTGAATAGGGTTGCACCTTCACCAGACTCGGTAGACTTCGCAAGTTTGGTGATTGCATTAGCTTCTGCGTGAAGAACCTCGGGTTTAGTTTTGTAATGCCCGTAGATGTCTTTGTCTCCATCGTGTACCTTAAAGGTCACGCCATCATTGGGTACCCAATCCTCACACTGATTATCCCAACCGGTCGGGGTTCCATTATACCCAATACTTATAATGCGATCATCCTTGACAATAACCGCACCAACTTGTGCTTTAGTTGCAGAACTAAGTTTCGCGGTAGAGTATGCGATATCCATATAGTAGTCAAGAAACTTATCCTTCATTAATGAACTCCAGATCAGCGACCGGATAAAGATACTCCCGCCCATTGGAATGACGGCACAGAACCCGATCAGGGTTGGTCTGTTCGATAACCTGATACACCGCTCGGAACTCATAACCGTACGGTGAAGGGCCATAGACAAAGTCGCGAGCGTTAAATACCATCATGCGACATTCAGATCCGGATGGTAAGCATACTGTTCATCACCGTAGATCGAGTTGAAAAGAACATCGACATCTTGGGCAGACAAAGTGTTGTCGCAGATGACCATGTCAGTGTCACCTTCCATCTGGAGAAACTCCATACGTGTCGTGAAGACATCACGAGTACGGTTGTAGAAGTAAGTGAACGTCTGGTCAGTCTCGTTGCGCTTAAAGATCATGTTTTTCTTGAACATAAAAGTATTCCTATCGAAGGTGGAAATCATGGTTAGGGTTGTTCCAGAACTCTGAAACATCTGCGTAGAGAACGACACACTGGTCGTGCTGATAGTACTTACGCAGGTTATAAACGAAGTTGGAAAGAGTGGAACACCACTCTTGGGAAATCTCGTTCCCATAGTTCCAACGCTGATAGGCAGACTTGATGTAGGACATGGGTAACGGACTTGGTAACTTTTTATTCATTACTTCACCTCCACTTGGTCAACCCAAGCAACATCACGCTCAAGATAAGTCATACGATAGTTAAGAGCATCGACCATAGTGTCGAACATCTTACAGTTAATTAACTGGTCATTAACAACGTTTCTCAATACATACTTAATCATAACTTTCTCTCTCA